GGTCATCCCAGTCACACCAATCGTCTTATACTGATGCTCCAAGATGGCCTTCATATTCTCACCCAGGGTGTTCACCACTACCTGCAGGAAAGTGTCCTCTGCCATCTTGTTACCCCCTCACTACTAGGAAGGTTAGTATTAGCAGTGCTAACGCAATTAACAAAGCTATAACGTCAAATTTTGACATTTCTCCCACCTCCCAGTGTCTCTGTTGTAGCGGTAGCCTTTTTCGCGGAGGTATCGCCCAAGAGTAGTGTTGCTCAGCTTACAGGCCAGGCTAAACTGGTGCATAGTGCAGAACGTGCGAAGCACGCTTTCAATACCCCCGTAGCGAGCGAAGGCCTCGCATGCAAGGCCGTGCGGAGCATTGTTGTAGAGCCTTGACTTTGTTGTGATGCCGAGCTCTTGCAGCCCCTTGCGGATAGCAAATGATGTAAATCCCCAGAACTTCTCCATCCAGGTCATACCCTTCTCCTGATACTGCTCTCGTAGCATTGTTCTCGCAAGCCTCTTATCACATCTGTGTCTTATCATGATGTTCCAGAGGAACGTCCCTTTATAGTGTCCACACGCTGCTGATGCAATAACTGCCTTCAGCTTCTCATAGAGAGGCCCTCCAAGTGAGTCCACGAGAGTGTATAGCTCTTGTATCTCCTTGTTGGAGAGCCACACCACAAGTTTATTCCCTCGTCTGTCCCTCGGCATATCTACCTCCTACCAGATATACTCTCTTGCTATATTGACCAGGGCAAGAAACACATCGTCCTTCACCCGCTCCCTTGGGTCCAATTCCTCGTAAGGAACAAGGTCTGGATGAGCCTTCTTCTCTGGGTCGTAAACCTTGCCATACTGCCAGCCCATCTCCTTATACCTCCTCACCCAAGATTCATGAGCAGCCTTGGGGTCAAGGAACTTCTTTCGTCCTGCAGCAAGGTCGTCAATTAACTTTATGAGCTGCAGCTTGAACTCCTCTTCACGTTCTCCCCACGGCTTTGGGACCACAGGACAGCCTAGTAGTATTGCATGCAGCCTTGCTGCCTCATAGACAAAGATTGTCCTGCGGACTGTGCTACTTGTCAAGGTATCTACCTTCATATTGTCCTCCCCTCCTCAAGATTTCCTTGTATCCTCGCTTCAGCTGCTGATAGGCCTGTCGCCTGACGTCTGTGACTAGCTGCCCACCAGCAAGCTGGTAAGTTCTGAAGCATGGACTATATGTCCTGCCATATATTTCTCGCCTCAGTTGCTTAGCAACCCTTCCGTTCATCTTTACCCTCCGTAAACATACCAGATGTCGCCTGTCGGCTTCCCATCTGGCCCGTTATACACCCTTTTTACGAGACGCTGTCGCAAGACAGTGTCCATGACATTGTCAAACTTCTTGCTGTCTATGTCTCGCCAGACGAGACGCATAAGCTCCCGCTCTGTTATCCACTTCCGCTGTTTCACAATCTCCACAACAAGGTTGACATCCGCAGCTACCAAGCTGCGGCCTACGGCCTTGAACACATTGTGCATCTGGGTTTCCACCTCTTTGAGGTCTCGGAGCGAAGCCTCGATATGGGGCCACTCTACAACGAGGTTGTTAGACCTTGCTGCTGCATGAACAATTGCAAGCTTTAGCAAATAGAGAGGCTTCCGCTCATACCAGCCGTCAAAGACAGGGTCAGGACACAACTGTGCTGTCCTGTCATAGCTGTTATACCACTCAACCCAGCGTCGCCTGCACTCAGGTGAGAACTCATATGTCCCTGCTATACGAGATATGATATAGAGGTCGTTCTTGAGAGCCTTGCAGAGCTCCCGCTCCTGCTCGCTCTCGAGTGGGATTGGCACAGGCTTCGCTCGCCGTGTGGCCCAGACGAATATGATTCTTGATGTAAGTCCGCTGCCAATAGCACTGCTTGGCAGCGAGGAAGCAATGCTCTCTGGTGTTGTAGCAGCAAGCACGTTGAGAAACACAGACGGAACAACGTTCGTCCCAGTATGCTTTGTCCGATACTTCCACGGGATTTCCTGGGCATCAAAGAGGTCGGTTAACATGACTATCATCTTTGTGTTGTCGCCTTTCTGGCCGAGGAAGCTCTCAAACTCCTTCGATGTGACTGTGAGGCTGCTATGCTGAAAGCGTGAGCCATCAGGCATCTGCTCATCAACTGCACTGTTTTCCAAATCTTGAATCAATGCCTGTGGTGTGACTGCATCAGCACTCAAGATAACATCTGGTATCTCCGATAAGAACTTTATTCCAAAGGAAATGGCCTGACTCTTTCGAGCTGCGCCTGGCGGTGCGACCAGCACGACATACATGTTAGGATACACATTTATCCTGCCGAGTGAGAGCTTGACTTTCTTGCGGAGCACAGCTGCAATCACAGACATAGCCACCCACCTATGAAACACAGCTGCACTTTCAGTGTTCTCCATATACCGAAGGTATGCCTCAATCCAGTCATCTAACATTCTCCCCATTACCGTCTCCAGTCAATGTCGAGTTCTTTCATGTCGCCCCAATACTCTCCGACTTTAAAGTCCACATCGATTATCATCGTCTCGTTGTTGACTGGGATTTCTCTTATCATATGCTCTCGCATCAGGCAAACGCATCTGTCGACCTTCTCAGGCTCGGCTGCTACATAGATTGCGTCATGGAGCTGGATGCAAACATCGAACTCGTCACCGTGGGCTCGGTAGAAGCTCTCTGCAGATATGTTGAGCAGGTCTCCGACAGACGACTGCGGAATGTAGGCATACGCCTCTCGGAAGAGAGCATCACCCCATCTTCCGAGGAAGCGATGTCTTCTGCCGAAGAGGTTGACAAGTGTTCTATCTTGGCGGAGCTGCTGCTGTATTCGCATGTGCCAGCTTTTCAAGAGATGGTTCTTCTCGTAGTAGCGGTCGAGCAAGGCTCGGGCCTGCGAGAGCGAGACGCCAAGTCGCTCAGCGACGGTTGCAGGGCCTGCAGCATAGTTGCAAGCATGACGAAGTGTCTTCCCTATGCGTCGCTGTGCAGGTGTGACTTCGTCCACAGGTATTTCATACATGATGCTCGCTGTGTAGCGATGGACATCGTATTTCTCCTTCCTTTGGGAAGGAGACATCCCGAAGCTATCCTTGAATAGCTTCATCAGGACGGTGTCAAGACATAGATAGGCTACCACAACGGCTTCCGCCTGCACATAGTCCGCCCCGATAAATACCTTGCCCTTCGGAGCTCGATAGAGAATGCGAGCATCCTCAGGGATGTTCTGTAGATTGCCACTGCCATACGGCAGGATGATGCTCTTGCTAGAACTCCAGCGGCCACCAAACGATGTTCCTGCTATGTTGTAGCAGGTATGCACCTTCCCCTCAGGGCTGACTGTAATATCCACAAAGGACGATTTCTTTTTGGCAACAGCCCGTCGCTCAAGGATAAGTCCAGGGACTGGATGCACCTTCGCAAGCCTTTTCAAGGCCTGCTCGTCGGTTGTCACCTTACGCTCTTGCTCTTTGGACTTGCGTCGTTTGAACTGCAACGGCAGGCCAAGGTCGACATAGAGCAGGCGTTTTACCTGCTCAGGGGAGTTGAAGTTAATCTTGCGGCCGCAAGCAGCAACAAGCTCCTCATCAAGCTCTTCGAGCCTCTTGTTGCACTCTTTGAGGAGTGCGTCCCGCTTTTCAAGGTCAATGCCTATGCCCTGCAACTGCATATAAATGGCGAGCTCGAGCTGCTTCATCTCCACATCGAGGATGTGCTGCTGACCAGCATTCCGAACTTCCCGTTCCAGTATCGGGACAAGAGCAATTGTGGCCGCTGCATCCTGGGCATTGTAGAGACCCATGTCTCTGCTGGAATAGGGCTTCCAGACAGGGACATCCAAACAGATGCTTGCAAGATAGCCGAGGTCTCTCGGCAGCTCAGGCCACACAACGTGAGCTGCAAGCAGCGTGTCCATATACATTTTTCTAGGAAAAATGTGGTAGCGATGCCACAGCAAAGCTGCGTCATAAACTGCGTTGTGCATCACAATCGGGCATTGCTCGCACAGGCGAGCTACTGCCGACCAGATAGCAATTTCATCCCTTTCTGGCCACTTTGGATACTTGCCATCCAGTAACTGGATGGAGATAGCGAAGCTTGGGTCGGCTGATAAGCCAATCCAAGAGACGTGAGTCTTGGTGGCCTCAAGGTCAAGAGCCACAGGGCCCTCGGCACTGTCGCAGAAATCTATGAACTCCTGCAGGGTCGGGTGAGTCTGAAAGACCCTTCGGTCTTTTGGGATTTGCGGAAACTTGCTGTGATGGAGTGCTTTACGCATGTCCAAGATGAACGTCGTTGCTAGCTCCCACTCGTAGTTTACTTTCTGTGGATGCCAGGTAGCAAGGACTTTCTGCCCCCGCACGAGCGTGGACTCCATTATATAGCCTCTATAAGAGGCTATTCCCGTCTTCCCCGTCAAGGCCCACAGGGCTGTTCGCCCAAGGGCAACAACAATGTTGGGACGATACTGCTCAATCTCCTCCTTAAGGAGGTTGACCCACTCAACAAGTTGAGGCTTCGGCTTGGTGCAAGACGCATCGTAGAAATAGTATCTTATCTCATTTGCGGGCGGCCTCTCACGAGCCACATTTGCTATGAGGCATTCTGCTCGGTTTATCCCAGCATATGACAGCAGGGAATTGAGTGTCTTCCCTGCTCGCCCTACAAAAGGACGCCCTGTCATGTCCTCTTCCTTCCCAGGGGCCTCGCCGACCAGCATTATATTAGCGGTTGGTGGACCTTCAGTAGGGACAAAGGTCATGGTTTCACCTCCTTTGACAGGGCTTCAAGAGCAGCTGCATATGCAGCTTTATCTATCTCACAGCCGATAGGCTGCATTTTCAATGATAGGGCTGCCCGAAACGTGCTGGCAGAGCCAGCAAATGGGTCGCAGACGACGCTGTTGGGCATAACTGTCCGCTGGATAAGCTCACGAAGGAGCTCGACAGGCTTCTCTGTTGGATGAATGCGTTTGCTCGGCTCAACAGGTGGGACCTGTATCCAGTCGGGGCGTCCCTGCAGGACGAGCTCGCTATCTGCTCTGCGGCAGTAGAGCAGCATGTCGTAGCAGCTAGCTGGCCAGCACTTCGGTGCATTGCACTGGCCTACGGCCCGCTTGACCCATATAACAGGGCGAACGTGCGGGAGCCAGCCTACAGCCTCAAAGATTGTCCTCACAACATGAAAGTGCTCGGGGCACACAAATATCCAGGCATGAGCCGCGCTCTTGCAGAAGCGGAAGCTTTCACGTGCGAGCACGGTGTAGAGCTCAAGAGCCTTGCTAGGTTCATCTTCAAACTTGTAGCCAGCTGTGCTAACACCTCCCGTCTCACGGCCCACACTCGTGGCGATTTCATCTATGTTAATACCGTAAGGCGGGTCCGTTAGGAGCAGGTCAACGGACCTGTCTGGCACGGTCGGCATCCACTTACGTGCATCCGCAAGATGTAAATCCCATTTGTTGGTAGCTTGGCGAGCAAGCTCGGCCCGTTGCAAGGCAACGCTGATGCTCTTCGCTGCTCGCTTGATAGCGGATTTCTTCTTGAGCTTCGCAAGCTCAGGGAACGTTTCCACAGCTTCCGCTATTTGGATATGTTCAATAACCTTGGCTCGGCTAACGCCGAGGCTTTCGGCAGTCTTGTCAAGCGTCCAGCCACCCTCACGACCGCTTTGTGACTCGCCGTAAAGCCTTTGCTTTATGCTATGGAGGTCCCGTATGGCAAGGGCCTCTTCGGCGGGCGTGAGGTTCTCACGTTGCAGGTTCTCTTCGAGCTCGATTTCCCGCAGGACCAGCGGGTCGACTGCATCTATATAAATGCATCGCACTTTGCGGCGGCCCATCTTACACGCCGCTAAGCGGCGACCGCCCGCGACGAGTCGCATGTCTCGGGTCACAATGACTGGAACGAACTGGCCGTATCGCTCGATAGAGCGGAGGAGCTTCTTTAGTTTCTGCTGGTCAACTTCCTTCCGATACCTCGGAAGACTTTCGTCAAGGACGATTTCATCAGGGTCGACCTCAAAGATTTCCTTCTCGTTGAAGTAAGACATCTTTAGCCTCCAGAATGGTCAAAATTTGACGTTTTAGCTGCGTCTAACAATAGATGTTACATGACCGCACTCCGTGCAGCGAAACAACTCAATTGCGATGAGCTCCTCTCGCCCAGTGTGCGACAGCACTGCAGAAACCTTTTTCAAAACGAAGACAGTCGTGAAATACGTGCTCCCGCACTCAGGGCACTCCACACTAGGGCACTTCGACAAGTCAACCCTTACAGGCTGGCCCACAGCTTGTGGACCACTTCCACCATTACCACCTCTCTTCATCTCTAGCCCTCCTACTTTCAGTGATGGCAGAGCCATCTTCCTTCATTAACTCACGAGCGAAGCCCGAGAAGGCAGCAGCGGCTTCACCATCAAGGTAGACCTTAATAGCCTGCCCTCTGCGTATGACCACGATTTCCTCGTGCTCAAGCAGCTTATCCGTTAGCCACCTGACCATCCTCTTGGTCTTCCTGTTCTCCTCCACCCAGTCCTTGAAGACCCTCACAATTGCCTCAACACCCTCATCCATGAGCAGGCCTTCGTCCTTACCCCAGCGGGACAACACGTCTCTCAGGTGTTCTCGCAAGGCTTTATCTGTCATCGCTAGCCTCCCTTCAGCGACACTAGGTCACTCAGCTTGATACCGACTTTCTTGAGAAGGGCCCTCTCCTCCTTGGAGAGAAGAGGGCCACACCTTCGTAGCACAGCTGTGCTGAGGTCTTTCTCACGCTGACTCCTGTAGGAGCGGATAAATTGCTCCCGCTCCACGGGAGTCATTTGCACAAGGGGCTTATGCATCTCAAGAAGTTTCACTTCCCTTCCACCTCATACAGCAGTCATCCTTCTAATCTCGTTTGTCACTTGGCCTTCATACTCACGGATGCCGACTTGCACGTCTACATGCAGACCGACCCACTCAGTGTTGCTGATTGCCTCCGCAATTCTTGCTGGGGTGGACATATCTATGCCCATAGCATCGCAGAAGCGACGCAACATGTTGATTTTAGCTTGGCGTTTTGTCATCCTCCCATCTCGGGTGAGCTCATTCTCGTCTCCCTCTCGGGGAAGGAAGTTGCGGAAGTAGAGAGTGCTTCCGTCAATAGGGGTCTCGCCGTCGCTCTTGACCCCACCATTCTCGTTCAATGTAACTTGCCAGACGATTGCGTTCTGGTCAGGGTCATACGACACTGCTGTCACATGCCCATGATACGTGCCTTGGGGCACGAGGGGCTCGGGCTTGAATTCTTCTTCTACATTGAAGTCCCCAGGAATGTAGGTTTCTCCTGTCATTTTTGTCCTCCTTTCTCAATGTAATTCATAATCTCCTGCCAGTCGTTAGGGACAAAGTCTGGCAGGCGGTGCATTTTGCCTGACAAAATTGAGCGGGCCTTTGTCAGGCCGATAGGCACTGTCTGAAGATACCAGGCTGTTACGCCCTTCTCTCGGCGGGCTGTTGCATAGTAGACTTCGTCGAAATAGCCTGGAACTTTCTCAGACAGCTGGCCTGTCAGCAGTGGGCCAATGTCAATAATGGCCCCAGTTGACTCATCACGCTTGATATCAATGTGCGAGAGCACAATGACGTTGCAGGGCAATGACACAATCTGCCGCAGTTTGCCCTCAACAAGGTTGCGAACCATCTGGTAGTGGACATTCCAGATTGGCCCGCCTGTTGGCGACCTCTTTGGGTCGAGCATCAATGCTCGCTCCATAGCGAGGTCAGTCATGGTCGTCGTCGAGTCGACAATGACGGTCTTGTATTTGTCAATGTTCTTGCGGAGCGACAGCAAATCCTTCTCGAACTTGACCCAGTCTTGCCAGGTCATCTTATAGGTCTCGTAATCGAAGTCCTTGCCAGCATACGTCAGTATGTGACCGTCAAAGTCAAACACAAATCCAGGGGTTGGAGCACTCGCTGCGAAAGTGCTCTTTCCCGTCCCGTAAGAGCCAACAACCATCACCTTCAGGTGCTGGGTGCTAGCCTGAATGTCCTTTGCACTTGGCATACATAGCCTCCTTCATGTTGCTTATCCGCTTGAGTGTCGGCTCGAGGTAATCTCGCTTTGTGCGGATGAAGCCAGGAATTGGGCATTCCTTGTCCTGTAGCTCGTCAAGCAACAGATGTCGCTCGCAAAGCGGAGTGTAACAACACCTGCCAAAGCGGTAGCAGCTGTCAAACTGCATCGGCCAGCACTGACGTGCTTCGCACTCGGCGATTTGTTCCGCTGTGAGAGTGAAGCTCCGCTTCCATTCCTCAAGGTCACTGTCAGTAAAGACCATTGGCACTCGCCTGAAGGCAATCGTCTGCTTCCCCCACGTGCCGTCCGCCTTGCGGCGACAAGACACTTGGTGGATTACCACTAGGCAGCCTTGAGCTGGAAGCCCCATCGCCTTTGCAGCGTAAGTGTAGCCCATTATCTGGGCTGAGCGATTCAGTCGCTCGGCGACGAGAGCAGCCGACTGTCCTGTTGTCTTGTGTTCTACGATGAAAGGAATGCCGTCGAGCACGACTCGTAAGTCTATGCGACCAAAGAAGCTGAGGTCACTAGCGACCTCAACATAGAACGCTTGTTCTGTGGCTTTCACCTCGAGAGAGCCAACGTCAGCCTGACGGAATTCATCAATGTAAGCAAGCAGAGCTTCGCTTGCCGTGTCCAGTGTGCGATAGTCCTCTTCCCACTCAGGATGGACTGCTGTCTCCAGCTCCCAAATGGCCTTGCCATAGGCAAGGCCTCGCTGCACAGCCTCGCTGAGCTTTGCCCCCTCTCTGGCAGCACTGTAATAACCCTCCATTATGGCATGCCATGTGCTGCCGTAACGCAGGGCGTTGCTGCCTTGTGAAGGGCGGAGCCCACAAACGCAGGACAAGAAATACTTTCTTGGACAGGAGGCAAATGCCTCCCGTCCTGAGTTGTCCAATCTCATAGGTTGATACCCACTTTTGCAAGAGCATCAACAATGGCCTGACGCTCGTCCTCGCTGAGGCCAGCCAATCTGCGTTCGAGCTCGGCCTTGCTGAGCTTAGGAGCAGCGGCCCGCTTGGCGGTCCATTCTCCGCCTTTCAAGGTTTCCCAACGACGCTCAATAGCTTCGCTAGCATCCTCACCATCACGGCCTGCAGCAGCATCACCGAGCACCTGTGAGAGCCCATGTATCATGAGCTTCCGCTGGATGTCTGGCGAGAGCTCATCTACGTTGTAAAAGCCACTCTGCCCTGTGGAAATCACGGTAATCTCAACGCCGTTGTCCTTAGGGACTTTGTCTAACTTCTTCACACTCATCCTCTTCTACCTCCTTCAATGAAATTAAACCTCCCTCTACGAGGAGGTCAAATATAAGCTGGGACATTGACTTGCCAGCTAAAGCCGCAGCAATCTTCAGCTGGGTCTTTGTCCCTGCTGGCCATCTGAAATGGAAATCTTCATAATCGTTCATTTGTCCATTTGTATAACACACCTTTTTCAAGGTGTCAACCCCAAAATTTGCAAGGGTTGACACCTAGGGACGCTTATCTAACTCTTGTAACCATGTCGTTGACTGCGCCATGCAGCTTGCAGACCTTGGCGATGACTTCTTCAAGGACCCTTTCAAGCGGAGCCTTTGCTTCTTCCAGCTTCCCATCAGCGACCTTTACCCCTTCTGGCTCAGGACTCGCTGGCGTGCAGTATGGGCTGAGATAGTCAGCCAATGTCCCTATAGCTACCTGCAGGTTAGCCAGCTCGCCTAGGACTGTGTCTGCCTTCTCCATTATTGGAGACCTCTGGTTTGCACTCATGGTTTTCACCTCCCTTCCTTGATTATTTCACCCGTCTGACGACAAGAGTGTAACCATCCCCCAAGGGGATGAGCTTCATCTGGCCCGCTTTCAGCGGAAGGACCATGTCCTCTCTAATGCCCAGCACACCAAGGTGTGACATGTCACACATCCTTTTCAAGGAAATCCTTGGCTGATGGGCGATGCAGTCGCCGTGAGGCGACACAATTTTGCTGCTGAGCAGCATGGCTGCAGAGCAGCCAGAATTGTCAATTTTTGACGTTTTGCCTGGCATCATTGCTCCTCCACCAAATAGTTTGTTCTTTTCAGCCACAGCCACATACTTGCATAGACGTCGGGCATTCGGCTACCCCACTCAGCAGAAGGCCGATACACTACCCGACCACCCAGTATGCCTGTTGCAGGGGTGCTGTAGTAGCATTCCCACATATTGCCTTGACGAGTCACAGTCAAATAGAATGGGAAGCCGTTCACCATTATCTTATCAGGCAGCCTCCCACCCACCTCTCGAGGGGTGGGAGCTTTGATGTATTCCTGACAAGCTGGTGGAACAGGTCTCATCTCGAAGAAGTGCAGGCCTGTCGGCTCTTCCCTCTTCTCTGTTTGCATAACCAGCCAATACCAGCCACCCCCATCTTGAGGGTAGCCGTGCTCCCTGAGCTCTTTGCAGAGCTCAAGAGAAGGAACTTCGTCAACAGGGCAAAATCTTTTCGCTGGCATTATTGCTCCTCCTCCCCCTTACATTGACATTTTACAACCAACTGCCCGAACTCAACAGCATACCACCACGAGGTGCACCATACAAGTCCCAGCCTTGCAAAACCAATGTAGTCTCTTCCGTAATACATATTCACCTCGATAGGGCCGAAGGCCAGCGGTGCTCGGCCTTTCGGCTCGAAGAGTTCGTCTGTGAAGACAAGGTTTGTCTTGTCCTCCATAATATGAATGCAGAACATTCCTTCTGGCATTTGCCTCACCTCCTTCCTCTATTTATAGAGATGTCGCCTGTTCCTAACCTCTGATGGAAGACGACGTCTATGTCTCCAAGCCTCCTCCCTTTGTCTCTTTCCAGGACAGCCACCAGAATGCTGCTTTCCTCTGGGTCTTGACCACCCTCACGGATTGTCTTCACCAGGCTGCACAGTCTAGTAACTCTCTTTATCACATATCGCCCAAACACTCATCTCACCTCCTTTCTTTCAGAAATGTCAAATTTTGACATTTCAGTCGTTTATCCATCTGATGATAATCCATCCTGCTAGCCATATAGCTATCAGGAAACCAAAGAATTCAATCATCTTGACCTCCTTGATGCTTAATGCCATACTTCTCCTCCAGTTGCTTCTTCAATGTGTCGAACTCCTCCTCGCAATAAACAAAGTGTCTCTCCTCCTTCTGGACTTTCGGAGAGTAGTAATACACTGTAGGTATCTCACAGAAACACCGCTGTATCCCCATGAGGGCCGACGTGGAGCAGTCGGGGCAGATAGCATTTCTTGGGTCAGCCACAAACATCAGACAGCCGCAGTTTCTGCAGTAGACAGCCGTAAGGCCTCCGACCTTCTCGCCATCTCGATACTCTTGGTGCCTAACTATTATCTCCATCCTCGTCCTCCTCCCACGGAAGGCCATCCAGCCACCTCCTGATAAGGAGGCGGAGCTTTCTGCTGACCTCCAAGATTTCCTCGTCCTTTGGGCTTGTAGCCTCTTCCTCTGCGACTTTGTCTCGCTCGTGTTCAGTCATCTTGACCTCCATTGTCTCCTCTCCAAGGAGTGAACTCCATCTGAGGAGCTCTTGTATACAGGACACTTGTCCCGTCCAGCCACTCATCTACGAGCTTCTTATACTCTCTTGCCTGGGACTCCAAGTCCTCTGGTGGCATGAAGGACATCAATCCACGGAGCAGGAAGGAGACCTTTCCGTGGAGTGCCCTCCAAGCACTTTCAACATGTGTCAGGTAGTGGAGGAGCTTGTCACGATACTCGCAGACGAATCTGAAAGCCTCGGCGATGCTCTTGGGCGAGAGCCTCTCAAAGTCAGCAGCGTTCTGCACCACTTGGTGCATGCTCCGCACCCGCAGTGGAGCTGTGAATACTGTCTTGACAGGCCACTTACACGGGATGTCTGGCCCACGCAAGGCGGTAATGTAGTCCCACGCAGCAACTTCTCGTCCTGCTCGAAGCAGCTCTTGCACGATTTGCTTCCACTCTTTATCTCGGTTCTTCACTGTTTCCTCCTTCCGAAGGACATTCGTCCTCCGCTTCTTTGATGAGTCTCTCGTAAGAGGCTCTTATCTGCTGGCGCTCTTCCGAGCTAACACCCAAACTGGCAATGTATTGCCAGAAAGCTCGCCAATATGCTGAGAGTTCTCTAAACGGACGCTCATGCATCTTTGTCCTCCCTTTCAGGAAGGACGCTTGTCCTCCTGAGCCACCTAGCGACTGCCCGTGTGTATCTTATGGATATGCCGTCCAGCTTTGGGGTTTTACTCCACATCTTCGCTTCCAACACCTCTGCAAGCACTTCTGCAACACTCGGCTCAAGCACCTCCCAAGCTGATATTAAGTGCTTAAGGTAGTGGTCAAGATTTCGGTCTTTCACCAAGTAGCGGAACGCCTTAAGCACATTGTCAGGACGTTTGATGCACCAGTGGTAGGCTGATACATCAGCCACTGCAAGACTGTCCTCGTAGCCTCGCAGTGGCCCAGTGAATATGGCCTTTACACACCAGGGAACACCGTGGCTGTCTGGCCCACGCAATGCTGTTGCGTAGAGCCAGGCTGCGGCTTCGCTCTCCTTCCTTGCAATCTCTCGCAAGATTGCGAACCATGTTCTTTCACGATTGCGTTTCCTCCTTCTAGGCATCTTCGTCCTCCTTCTCAGCAGAGCCGAGCAATACCTCTATCTCCTCAGCCGATAAGCCGTCCTGTATGGCTGTGCGACGCAGCCGCTCCCGACCTGATAGGGTCACGCGGGTGATGCTGCCATTGGTGGCTCGCTTGAAAGCCACTGTTGGTGAGAGAGGCTCCCGCCGTAAGGCGACAAAGAAGTGTCGCTTCACAAGCGTCACTCGGATGCTGATGCTTTCAGCGTCTGCCTGGTCGGGGTATTCCTCACGGAGCTTCAGAAGACGGTTGCGGAGGCGGGTGGCCTCCGCTTTCGAGGCAGTGGGGAGGAGGAGTTCCTCCCCAGGCTGCAGGGACAATGCTTCGCAGAACCAGTCTTTAAGCATTGCTGGCCTCCTTCAACAACTTGAGAGCAACTTTCAGCTGCAACAGCATCACCTCAGCGGCTTCCAGCCACTCGCCCCAAGTGCGGGAATACCTGACGTCTTGCCAGGCATTCAAGGCTGATAGGTCACTGCAGTATCCGAATACAGCTTGCAGAGGGCAGCCATCGCAAAGGTAGTCTGAATGGAGAAAATGCTGACAGAGCGGGCAGCTCTCAGAGAACCAGTCTTCACCAATCTCCTGCTCCATACGAGTGTGGTCTGGATACCCATCAGGGTCTTGCTCCCGAGCCCAGCCTATCATTCTCTCCCAGTGCTCCACTGATTGGGCTGTTGCCTCGACAGCAACTTTAGTGCTCAACATCGTCTTCACCTCCTGCTCCCGTCATGCGTGCTCGAATGGCGAGCTCAAGGAACCTCTCACTCAGAACCTTTGCCATCGTCTGCAATGTGAACTCTGCGAGTAAGACAGCGAAAAGAGCCTTCTCCCGCTCGTTGAAGGCTCTCCAGATGTGAATGATACTCTCAACATGCCTGCTTCGCAGCTGCTCACCCTCTTGCATAAGGGTCTTTCCAAACGCTGTCGCAGCTCTTGCAACAGCATAAAATGCATTGTCTTCGATGCCAAGAGCCTGCGAGGTCTTCTTTGCTTTGTGGTCAATTGCTGGCAGCCTTTCAGGGAAGGTCGCCACGATTTCTTCTACCCCTTCAGGGGGCAGAAGCCCCAAGGCCTTTTGCAAGGCCTGTTCCAGTCCTTTACGGCTGATGTTGCTTAAATCCATCATTGTTAAATCCTCCTTTCTTTATGGCTCTGCAGGGTAAATCAGCCCCACTTGGACTGCGTCCTCCAACGCATCAAATGTCTCGATGTCGTCTAGGTCTTCCATTACAAATTTGGACAGGGCAATTCTTGCCTGCCTTCCTGTAAGCTTGCCTACCAGCTCGAGTAGCTTCTCCTTATGCTCTCTTGTTACAGGTTCTAACGCTTCGTCCTTCATCGCAAATCCTCCTTTCTTTGTCACTAGACCTCCTTTGTGCAGCTCTGCTGCTTTTAAGCCATTAGGCCGTGCCTACAAATCCCTCCCCGACCCTTGCTGAGGTAGGCAAGGGAAGGAGGTGCTGCAGGCTGTAGGCTGCCTGCCTGAGGGGAGGGCAAACTCAGCACGGCCAGTTATCACTGCTCACACTCCCTTAGCTCTGAAGCGAGCCTTATCAGGGACTGTATCCAAGCTGTCTTGTCTCCTCGACGGACGTAGTCTCTAATGAAGTCTTCCAGAGCGTAGCTGAGCTCCCGAGCGACATGTTCGGGAGTGTCACCGTTTATGACCTCATCAATTGCCATCTCGTAGATTTCATCTCTAAGGTCGCTCATGTCGCTAGACCTCCTTTGCTTTTGCGAGGAGCTTCTCAACAAGCTCCTCTTTTGAGAGCTGGAGCAACCGCTCTCTGCACATGGTGCAGTGGGAGCGAAGCTCCTCTTTTATCCTGTCTGGGTGAAAGCCCTCGGAAGACACTTTTGTGCCTTCCAGGGCATCACTCCGCTCATTAGGACGCATCTCCCAAGCCTCGGACTGCACACTGCCACACAATTTGCACTGGTAGCGGATGAGCAAATTGTATGGCTCAGGGCAGCTCTTCCGAGGCTTCGAAGAGCGAGGCCTCTTGATGGAAATCTCGATGCCAAGAGCTGCCAGGATGTCAAGGTCTTCGGGGCTGAGCCCCTCGGCTTTTTCTTCTTCAATTGTTACCTTCATCTCACACCTCCTCTTGCATCCTTCTCCCATCCGTCAAGCAGCAATATGATGTGGTCTCGAACAAATCGAGGGAGCTCATCCCAGGACTTCTGGAGAAGCTCCCTATTTACATGCTGGAGGGTGGGACAATTCGCTCTCTCTTCGGGGGACATGCTGTCCCAAAGTTCCTTGGTTGTCATGCTGCACCTCCTAAAGTTTGTTTTATGTCCATTTGGACATGATACCATTGTAACATGGCATGTTATTTTGTCAATAGCCGTAACATGCCAATAAATCGGCCAAAATGACCGATAGCCTTGCCGATAGGCCAGAAACGTCAATTTTTGACATTATTTCTTAGCTCCACTAAGGGTGGCCTCGATTTCTTCAGCCGATAGGCCATCAGCCTCCATCTGCTTCCGTAGCTTTGCGAGACGCAAGTCCACTGGCTTTTCAGCGCTGTCGAGTGTCCCTTTGTAGCATTTGAGGGTGGGCTTCTTCCTGACTACAACGCAGGGCACACCGTTCTTGTTCACACGCAAGTGTATGCTAATATCATCTATACGGAGCTTCTTCAGGACCCGCCAGATTTGCATCTTCAGGGCTTCCTGCTCACCTTTGGCAGGAGCCTCTACCCAGAGGGCTTCGCCAGGCGAATAGCCACACACTTCATCTACTATGCTGAATGCATCCATATCTGAGCCTCCTCACCGTGATATTGTTACGGTTGTAACATGGGTTACGATGTAATGTCAAATTACGCATATCACCCAATAATCAATACACCGATAACATTTGGCCGTGTATGTGTATGTCAATTTTTGACCTTTCTGCCACCGTATGGCTCTGCCACCGTTAGGTGCTTGCACCAGCGTGCTGGGCTGTGCCAGCTTTTTGCTTTTTGTGTTTTTTATTTATTTTTTTATATTTTTTTTTCTT